TAAATAGTAAAGTTGAAGAAATCAAAGAAAGGCAAGAAAGTGAATTAACTTACGACTTCGACAAAGCCTTAGAAGAATATGTAAAAAAGAAAGAGCGTTTTACAGTTAGATTTTTAGGCAAGATATATGAGTTACCACAATCAGTGCCTTTTAATTTCTCAACTTTTTTTCTCAGATATTGCGTAAAAAAAGTTGGTGGACAACAAATTGTTTCGATACCTGATGATAAGATTTTACAATTTATAAAGTTGATGTTTGGACAAAAATTTTTAGTAGCATTAGAAACAAGTAACGATGTAAATGTAAGTATTGAGTTCGTAAACGAAACCATTGTTCCACTTGTAATGAAACAATGGGGATATGATATAGATAATGAGAATGTTAAAGACTTACAAAAAAAAATTTCGAGCCAAGGATTGTAATATGGGCATGGTCTGCTTTAGAAGCTGATTTTTTACGCTACTATCAAATAGATTTAAATAGATGTTGTTTTAATAATGAAATCACATGGCGAAGATTTATTGTATTAGTGAAAGAATTGCCAAACGATTCAGCGTATGCAAGATGGTTACAAAATAAAGAAAATAGAAATTTTGTTGAGTATGATGACGAATTAATAAATACTAGTATAGACAAAATGAGGTGAAATGATGTCATTTGTTATTGGAGAATTAACTGCAAGAGTTGATGCAAATACAAATCCATTTAATCAAAGATTGAATCAAGTTAGAGGAACGGGTAATACTTTTATTTCAAATTTTGGAAGTTCATTAAATTCATTGGGAAGCAAATTCACAAGTATTGGAAGTTCATTATCTAAATTTGTAACATTGCCATTGGCAGCAGCTGGGGCTGCTGTTTTAAAATTGGGTACTGATTTCGAAACATCAATGGAACGTATTATTGGTCTTGTAGGAGTGAGCAGAGAGCAAGTTAATCTATGGAAAAAAGATTTAATAAAATTAGGACCAGAACTTGGAAAATCTCCAAATGAACTAGCAGATGCATTATTTTTTATAACATCGGCAGGTTTAAAAGGTGCTGAGGCTTTAGATATTTTAACTATGTCAGCAAAAGCATCTTCGGTTGGTCTAGGTGAAACAAAAGTTGTTGCGGATCTGGTAACTAGTGCAATGAACGCATATGGAAAGGAAAATTTATCAGCTTCAAAAGCAACAGATATATTAGTAGCAGCAGTCCGAGAAGGAAAAGCCGAAGCAAGTGCATTGGCTTCGGCAATGGGAGGGGTATTACCTATTGCGTCAGCTATGGGAGTTGAATTTGATGAAGTATCAGCAGCAATCGCAGCAATGACAAGAACTGGAACGGATGCAAATACTGCTTCGGTACAGTTAAAAGCAATATTGGCAAGTTTGTTAAAACCTAGTAAAGAAGCAAGTGACACACTATTAATGATGGGAACTTCGGCAGAAAAGCTAAGAAAGAAGTTAAGAGATGATGGATTACTCGCAACATTAATGGAACTTGATAAATTAACTAAAAAATATGGTGAAGATACAGTCGCAAAAGTTTTCCCTAATATTAGGGCATTATCTGGTTTTCTTGATTTAATGGGAGGAAATGTTGAATCAAATGTAAAAATATTTGATAGTTTGAAGAATTCTACAGGAATGTTGGATGAAGCATTTAAGGGCACTCAAGAAACGTTGGAGTTTAAATTTAATAAAGCTTTAAGCCAATTAAAATCAGCTGCATTATCATTTTATGATGTGCTTAAAAAAAGCTTAGTTCCAATAATTGATAAATTTTCAAACATTTTAGGGCTTTTAACTAATAAAATGAATCAATTATCACTTCCCCAGCAGGAAATAATAGTTGGATTACTAGGAATAACAGCAGTATTGCCATTAGTAATATTAGGATTTGGAAAGCTAATGACTTTCGTTGGTGGAAGCATAGAATTATTATCTTCAATTGCTGGAACAATAGCATCAATTGGTGCTCCTGCTTTAATTGTTATAGGTGTTTTGGGCAGTCTAGCTCTTGGTTTTGGAGCTTTAATTTTATCATCTGAAAAAGTGAGGAAAGCAATTAGAGATAATTTTGGAAATATAGTAGACAAGATAAAAGATTCGGCAGGTTTTATAATTAATCATTTTGATGAAATAAAAAAAGCATTTTGGGAATTTGTTGATGCATTAAATACAGGTGAATTCGGAGATTTTACGGTAACAATGAGCAAATTAATTCCTCAGAATTTAAAAGATGATTTCCATCAAATGGTGATCGATTTTGTTGCGTTTAGGGATAAGGTTATTGAAGTTCGTGATAACTTAATAGAATTTGGTGAGAAAATTATAAAATTTATTATCCCTATTTTTAAACAAGTAAAAGATGTTTTTAAGGATTTTGATGTCGAACCAATTATTTCAGCTTTTAATGATTTGTATCAATCATTAGAACCATCTATCCCAATGTGGAAAGATTTATTAAAAATTGCGACAGGTCTTGCACTTTTAATAGGAGGATCATTACTTGGTAATATTGTTGCATTTATAAATATAATACCTGAGTTAATTGCAGCTATTCTAAATATTATTACTATTTTTACTTCATTTTTTGATATGTTATTAGGTTTTGTAACTGGTGATAGTAAAAGAGTTAATGAAGGATTTTCATTACTTTGTAAGAGTATAGAAGATTTATTTTTAAATCTTGCAAGAGCTTTATATAAATACGTTGAAAATGTTTATAAATTTATAATTAAGTATTTTGATAATATGAAAAAAACCGTAGGAGATGACATTTGCCCATCATTTGTGAAAAAAGTAAAAAAAGAATTTTCAAAATTTGTTGATGGAGTATTGAGTGTAAAAAAATTAGCAGAATTAACCGGAAATGTATTTAACGAGCTGTCATTTGTTGGTGTTTCTATTATAAAGGGAATGGCTTCAAAAGTTTTGACTCATTTAAAAAGTATTCCAAGCGGTGCGGTTAAATTTGTAAAAAATTATTTAAGTACAGGAAAGCAGCTTGCCAATGCTATAGTTGAAGGCTTGAAAGAAACTAACTTTTATAAGGCTGGACAAAATATTGTAAAGTCTGTTATTAGTGGAATAAAAAGTTACATAAAAGAATTAAAGGCTATGGCTAGTAAAATGAGTGATGCCGTAAGAGTTTTCTTGCCTTTTTCTCCAGCTAAAGAAGGACCATTAAAGGATTTGGATAAATTAAATTTTGGTGGACCTATTTTAAAAAGTCTTGATAAAGCAAAAAGTTTAATTTTAAGTGATTGGCTGGGAGATTTACTACTAGGCGACCAGTCAAAAATTAATGATAATTTAGTAAGTGTTCCAGCACAAGCAGGAACAACAGTTAATGGGACATTTAACTTTTATGGTGTTCAAAATGTTACCGACTTCATGAAGGAAATGAATACAACAGTTAGAAGGTATGGAGGGAGGATATTTGAATAATGCCAGCGTTTAGAATAACTTTGGATGGTAAACATCCAGAAGATATAACAAAAGAATCACTTTACGGATGGCCTAAGAATGTTTATGTATTGAGTAAAACTATGAACATTTCACAGGGTGAACCTGGGACAAGGGCTGTTTTATCATTTTCAATTAAGGATGAAAGTAATTCATTTTATATAGATGATTTGATAGGAAAGTTAATTCAAGTATGGGAATATGTAGGAAATGATTGGGAATTAATCTGGGGAGGACAGTTTGACGAACCAAAAACAAGAAAAATAAATGAAAAAAGAACAATGTATTTACAAATTGAAGGAATTGACCATCATCAAATTTGTGATAGAATAGCAATTAATCAAGGCTACCCTAAAATGTATGTACATACTTTAGTAAAGGAAATTATTGATAAATATCTAAGTACTGATGGGATCTGGTATGACTCGAATTCTATTCAAACAACTACAAAACAAATATCAATTAATTGTCCTTGGGTGTATTCTACACAAGTATTTACAGAGCTAGCAGAATTATTAGGCTGGCAATGGTATATTGAACCAAATAAAAAATTTAATTTTCACGAAATTAATTTTGAAAATGGACCATATACTCATGAATATATTAATGTATTAAAAGAAGGATTAGAAAGTTTAAATGATAGATCTGAATATTATAATACTCAGGTATTAAGGGGCGTAAAAGACGTTACTGATGAGATAATTGAAACATGTTCCCCTTTTCCTGATGGAATGAATAAAAACTTTTTTGTCAATTTTCCTATAACTGATGATTTAGGTGAACCTGCAATTTATGTATGTACATGGATGCAAAGATTTAATCCTCCTGAATCAACAAGACAAACAATGGGATTAAGTGGTTTAGAAACTACTCCACAATGGTTTTATACTGATGGTTACAATCAAATATATCAAAATTCAGATGAGCCAGCGATAACAGCTGGTTATTATATAGTGTTGAAATACAGAGGAACATTTGAAATAGATGTTGTTAAAAGTAATACAGCTGCGATAAATGAAAGGGCTACAATTGAAAATGGAAGTGGTATTTATTATAATATTACTTCTGGCTCTGATGTAGTGGGCTTAGTTGTAGGAAATGAAAAAGCCCAAGCAATGTTAAATAAGTATTGCAGAATAGCGAAAAAATTTCAAATTTCATCATACCATCATAGATGGAAAGTTGGTCAAATATGTGACTTGATATTGCCCACTTTTAACATTAACGCATTAGGAAGTAATGGCTATCTTGTAACAAATTTAAAGATAACTGATGTAGGAAATAAATTAAAAAGAACTGTTGAATTTACAGATGGGCAGCCTGTAGGGGGATGGATAAAATTTTTTAAAAAATGGTTGACGGATCAAAATTTCTTCCAGATAAGAGAAGATGCAATAGTAAATATTCCTATAGGTGAAAGTGAATCAATTGATTGGGATGGTGATGTAACAATTGATAGTATAGATTGTTTATATCCAGAAACAGATCCAGGAGGTTTATATCCAGATGTAAATTTATATCCTGGTACTATAAACAATACTGAAACTTATAACGAGGGAGGAAGTGATTGATGAAAAATAAAATTGCAATTTGTGGAATAGTAACAATTGTAAAAAAGTTTAAAAATGGAGAAAATGAAATTAAAATAATAAAAAATAGAATAATGGATAATGCTTTAGATGAAATGATAAAAGGCTTTTATTCTGTGTGGAACACTAACATGTTATTAAGACATATAGCTTTTGGTGATGATAATACAGCAAATACTAACACAATGACAAAGTTAGTCAATGAAATTTATCGTGTACCGGTAATATATAAAGCTAGATCTGGTATAGGATCAATAATTTGTAGAGCTATATTAAAAGATACTCAGCCAGAGGATACCGCTGGTATTGCTACAATAAGAGAAATTGGTTTATATGCTGGAACTGGATCATTTGACTGGTTGGAAGGATCGGGAAAAGACTTTGGATTACTTTTGTCTAGAGTAGTATTAAATCCAGTAGAAAACAAAATAGCAAGCGAAGAAATACAAGTAACATGGGAATATCAAATAGAAAGGGGCTGATTATTCATGGTATTTGAGCAAAGAATAAATTTAAAAAATTATGTTCAGAATTCAAAAGAAATAAAAGAAATAAAAGAAGTTAAGGATTTAAATAGTGTATTATTAGAAAATTTATATAATAATTTTTGTAAATCATTTGTTGATCAATTAAAAGAAGATTACAATTTTAAGATTGAAGTTATTGAAATTGATGTTGACAAAGATAATGAAGTTTTATTAAAATTTTCAATAGATATGCCAAGAAGAAAAAAGAAAAAAGAAAAAGAATTCAAGAGAATATCAATAAAACATGCAAAAGTTGAGCCTTTTAATACTGATAAAAAAGAAGGTGTAAAATAATGGCATTTGGAAGTTATGTTCCCATAGCTTGGGTAA